AATAAAGTCATCTACCCAGAGAGTAGGGACAGATGAATGGGAAGTGATTGAGTTTCCTGCCATTATGCCATCAGAAAAACCTTTGTGGCCTGAGTTCTGGCCTATGGAGGAGCTAGTTGCGCTAAGGGAAGAGCTTCCATCTTCTAAGTGGAATGCACAGTATCAACAAAATCCTACCTCTGAAGAGGGTGCGCTAGTTAAACGAAACTGGTGGAAGATATGGGAGCAAGATTATCCACCCCCCTGTGAGTTTATAATACAGTCTTGGGATACGGCATTTCTTAAGACACAAAGGGCTGACTACTCAGCGTGTACTACATGGGGCGTATTTTACGCACCTGATGATGATGGCAAGACTGTAGCCAATATAATTCTTTTAGATGCGTTTAAAGAGCGTCTAGAGTTTCCAGATCTTAAAAAGAAAGCTCAAGAGTTCTATACTGAATGGCAACCTGATGCTTGCATTATTGAAGCAAAAGCCGCAGGAACCCCTCTTATATTTGAATTAAGAGCAATGGGTATTCCAGTATCAGACTACACCCCCTCTAGAGGAAATGATAAAATATCTAGAGTAAATGCTATATCTGACATGTTTGCATCTGGCATTATATGGCGGCCAGAAAGACGATTTGCTGAGGAAGTGGTTGAAGAATTTGCCGCGTTTCCCGCAGGAGAGCATGATGACCTTGTAGATTCATCGACTCAAGGCGCTATTGCGCTTTAGGCAAGGCGGGTTTTTAAGGCTTAACTCTGATGAAGAAGATATCCCTTTAGAGACAACCAGAAGAGCGGCATATTACTAATGAACCCTTATACCTACAAATGCACCTTAGTGAGAGTTATAGATGGTGATACCATTGATGTTGATATTGATTTGGGTTTCGATGTTTGGCTCAAAAAACAAAGAGTAAGGCTTGCAGGCATTGATACGCCAGAAAGCAGAACAAGGAACTTGGCCGAGAAGGCCCTTGGTTTAGCCGCTAAGGCNCGTTTAATTGAGATGTGTGGGGGTACTATAACAGTATTATCTCACGGCAAAGGGAAGTATGGGCGCATATTAGGCACTCCTTACGATGAAAACGGCCAAGATATGTGTAAAATGTTAATTTCTGAAGGACATGCCGTTGAATATCATGGCGGCACAAAAATAAAGGTTTGGGCTTAGATGACAAACAAGCACCAAGAAAGAATAGCATCTGCGTTTGTAGACAAAGGATTTAGACGTAACGATGAGTTATCAACTCCTAGCTATGTTACACTAGAAAACGATGATTACAGCGTTTATGTCTCAAGACTAGGAGAGCTAGCTTGGGAGTCTGTGGATGCTGACAATGTTGGTGCAGAAAAAATATTTCAACCAGTTTGGCGAGTAGCCGGAGCTTAATATGAAAGAAATGAAAAATAAAAAATCCAGTTCTTACATGAGTGGCGGTCAGCTTATGAATCCCAACAAAGGGATAAATAAGGTAAAAGCAATGAAAAAAGGCGGCATAACTCGCGGTTGCGGTGCGGCAAGAGCGCAAAAGTTTGGGAAGAACGGATAAATGGCAATTGATAAGCCGTTAGTAACACCTGAAGAGCTTACAGCCGATGAGGCTAATGGCGCTTTAGAAATTGAAATTGTTAATCCTGACTCTGTGTCTGTTGAAACGCCTGATGGCGGATTGATGTTTGACTTTGAGGGCGAAGGTGACGGCATGGGGAATATTCCCTTTGACGACAATTTGGCCGAATACATCGAAGACAAAGAACTTTCATCTATAGCTAACGAACTTATTGGCGCATTTAAGTCAGATAAAGAAAGCCGATCTGACTGGGAAAGAACTTATATAGAAGGGTTAGACCTTCTTGGTTTAAAGCATGAAGACCGGACAACCCCGTGGGACGGGGCTTGTGGCGTATTTCATCCACTACTAACCGAATCTGTTATAAAATTTCAGTCTCAATCTATACAAGAGCTATTTCCTGCGGGAGGCCCAGTTAAAACAGCTATTGTAGGTATTATAGACGCTGAAAAAGAAAAGCAAGCAGGAAGGGTTCAGGATTACCTAAACTACTTAGTCACTGAAAAAATGACTGAGTATCGTGCAGAAACAGAAAGATTGTTGTTTTCACTGCCACTAGCGGGATCTGCCTTTAGAAAAGTTTACTTTGACCCTAACATGGGTCGGCCTTGTAGTATGTTTGTTCCTGCTGAAGATTTTGTTGTTAGCTATGGTGCATCTGATTTAGTGACTTGCGAACGCGCAACTCACATTATGAAGCGAACAAGCAATGAAGTCAGAAAGTTACAGGTATCTGGGTTCTATTCAGACGTTGATTTAGGTACGGCCAGTGACAATACTGACGAAATTGAGCATAAATATAACGAGTTAACAGGTAATTCATCAGGATACGAAAGCGATTCTCGCCATACCATCCTAGAAATACAAGTTGATCTTGATTTAGTTGGCTTTGAAGACATGATTGACGGTGAGGAAAGCGGAATACAGCTTCCTTATGTTGTCAGCATTGACTTAAGTTCACGAAAAGTTCTTTCTATACGCAGAAACTACTACGAAGATGACGAAAATCGCATGAAACGCGAGCATTTTGTTCATTATCAGTACATGCCGGGACTTGGTTTCTACGGATTTGGCTTAATTCACATGATTGGTGGGCTTGCTAAGTCTGCAACCTCTCTTTTGCGTCAATTAGTGGATGCAGGAACGCTCAGTAACCTCCCCGGAGGCTTAAAATCTAGAGGATTACGGATTAAAGGCGATGATACGCCAATAATGCCGGGAGAATTTAGAGATGTTGATGTTCCGGGCGGTGCAATACGCGATAATATTAGCTTTTTACCCTATAAAGAGCCAAGTAACGTCCTGTATCAGCTTATGGGGGACATTGTAGAGGAAGGCCGTAGGTTTGCATCAGCCGCAGACGTAAAGGCGGCAGACATGAATTCTGAAGCTCCTGTGGGAACGACACTTGCAATCCTAGAGCGGTCTATGAAGGTAATGAGTGCGGTTCAAGCACGATTACATGCCTCAATGCGTAAAGAATTGCGCTTATTATCGCAAATTGTGTACGATTTTGGCCCTTCAGCGTACCCTTATTCCTCTGAAGAAGATGCTGTAGTTGCTGAAGATTTTGATGGAAGAGTAGACGTTATTGCCGTAAGTGACCCTAATTCAGGCACTATGGCCCAAAGAATCATGCAATATCAGGCCGCATTGCAGTTATCTCAACAAAATCCAGAGATGTATGACCTTCCGTTGCTACACAGGCANATGCTTGAGGTTCTTAACATACGCGATGCAGACAAGATAATCCCAAGAGATGAGGATCAAAAGCCAACAGATCCAGTAAGTGAGAATATGAATATTCTTAGAGGCGATCCTGTTAAGGCGTTTATTTACCAAGACCATGAGGCGCACATCAAAACGCACATGGCCTTTATGGAAGACCCTAAGATTCAAGAGCTTGCAGGAAAGAGTCCAAATGCTCAGGCAATGCAGTCGGCAATGGCCGCTCACATTCAAGATCATCTTGCCTTTGCTTATCGTCAACAAGTTGAGAAAGAGCTTGGTGTTGAGCTTCCGCCAGAAAGCGAAGCGTTGCCAGAAGACATCGAGCTTAGAATATCTAGATTGGTGGCTCCTGCCGCAGAACAGCTTAAAGGCAAGAATCAGCAAGAACAACAACAGCAACAAGCGCAAGAACAACAGCAAGATCCTATTGTTCAAATGGCGCAAAAAGAATTGCAGATTAAAGAAATGCAGGCGCAAGCTAAAGCTGAACTTGATCAGGCTAAAATGCAACTTGAAATGGCTAAAGCGCAGTCTAAGTCAGAGTTTGATAAACAAAAGCTTGACCAACAAGCTGAAATTGAAAAGGCTAAGTTAGCTGTTAAAATTGCAGAAGACAATGTTAGAGAGCAATTAGAGTCAAGAAGGATTGCATCTAAAGACCAAATTGAAGGATTTAGAATAGGCCGAGAGATTGTGGAGTCTATAACAGATGAGTAGATCAGAAAATAATTCATTTGAGTATCTAAGGGATAAGCTAAGAAGTCAGATGAATGACTTAAGCGACCACATTTCAGGTGGCGCATGTAAAGATTACAATGAATACGCAAAATGTTGCGGAGTCATAGAGGGCCTAGCCCTTGCAGAAAGAGAGCTTTTAGACTTAAAAAGTAAGTTAGAAGCTGAATAATTCATCGCATAAGGCGATGCACAGCGACTCTGGACGCTTTTTTCCAGTGCATAAGGTGTTATCTAATGAGTGAATCATTAGCAAAAAAAGAAGTAAAAGCAGAAAAGGCTAGTCAATTGCCTGCGCCCAAAGGGTACAAAATATTGATTGCTTTACCTGATATAGAAGAGAAAACCGAAGGCGGGATTATTAAATCTGCCAAATCGTTGCAAGAAGAAGAAGTGGGTTCAATTGTAGGTATGGTGCTAGAACTTGGCCCAGACGCTTACTCTGATCCTCGGCGATTTCCATCGGGAGCTTTCTGTAATGAAGGTGACTGGATTGTTATGCGGTCTTACTCAGGCACTCGCTTTAAGGTGCATGGGAAAGAGTTTCGTTTAATTAACGATGACAGCGTTGAAGCTGTAGTCCAAGACCCAAGAGGCATAGGTAAGGTATGAGTGAATTAAATCAAGAAGTAGAAACCAACGATCAAGTTCCTGTTGAAGCAAGCTCAGAAGAAAANTTTTTTGGCGTTAAAACAAAAATTGTTAAAAAAGAAAAACTTGCTGAGAANAAAGATGAATCTGATATAGAGCTAGAGGTTGTTGATGATCGTCCTGTTGATGATCGTAGACCTGCAAAATCAGAAGAATCCGAGGCTTCAAGCAATGCTGATGAAGATGAGCTTGCAGGATATAGTGAAAAAGTTCAAAAGCGTATAAATAAATTACGTTATGAGCAAAATGAAGAAAGGCGGCAAAGAGAAGCCGCTGAAAGAATGCGCGATGAAGCGGTTCGTGTTACTCAGACTCTTAACAATAAGAATCAAGAATACGAATCAATTATTCAGCGCGGCGAATCTGCTTTAGTAGGACAGATAAAAGCAAAAGCAGAAATGACGCTTGAAAATGCAAAGTCTGTTTATAAGAAAGCGTATGAAGAAGGTGATACTGATACTGTTGTTAATTCTCAAGAGGCTTTGTATAAGGCTCAAGCAGAACTAGCTGAAGCGCAAAAGTATGAAACTAACATTAACAATCATCAAGCTCAGTTAGCCCAACAAGCGCAGTATAATCAACAGTTTAGACAACAAGCTCCTCAACAGCCTGCTCAACAAGCACCACAAGTTGATCCAGAAGCTAAAGAATGGGCTGATAAAAACAAATGGTTTATGGCCCCTGACAGCAAAAGAATGACTGCAACAGCTTATGGGTTGCATGAAGAAGCTATTGTTGACAATGGCATTAAACCAAATACTCACGAATACTTTGAATTTATAGATAAAGGTATGAGAGAGTCTTACCCAACCTTTGATTGGCAGGATACTAGCGATACCAATGGACGTAACGCGCCTGCGACTGCTAATCAACGCTCCACGGTAGTGGCTTCATCCAATAGGAATAATGGAGCAAAACCGCGCAAAGTGCAGTTAACGTCCACCCAAGTTTCTCTCGCTAGGAAATTAGGGATTACCCCAGAACAGTACGCCAGACAACTCGCTAAGGAGAACCTGAAATGACTGAAGAGCGCACACCACGAGAAAGCAACTCACGCAAACAAGATACTCGTCCTGATGATACATGGACACCTGCATCTATTTTACCTGACCCTACACCACAAGACGGTTATGTATTTAGATGGGTTAGGACAAGCACTCTTGGAGAGTCAGATAATACTCACGTTTCTAGAATGTTTAGAGAGGGTTGGGAGCCTTGTAAGGCCGAAGACCACCCTGAGCTTTTATTAACGTCAGATATTAACTCACAATTCAAAGGTAATATCGAAGTTGGCGGATTATTATTATGTAAGGCGAGTAAGGAAAAGATGGAGCAAAGAACCCGTCATTTCCAAAAAGCCGCTGATAATCAGATGGAGTCAGTTGACAACAACTACTTGCGTGAGAATGATCCTAGAATGCCTCTATTAAAACCAGAGCGTAGCACTAGGACAACTTTTGGAAGGAACTAACCCTAATACTGGGGTAAGTTCCTTAAACTAAGATAACTATTGTTAAAGGAGGCCTACAATGGCTACCACTGCTACCCCAACAGGCGCAGAACCAGTTAACACTCTTAGTGCGAGCGGCTCTTATTCAGGAAAAGTTCGGCACATGAAGATTGCTAACGCATATGGAACTGCAATTTTTTATGGTGACTTTGTAAAACCAGTCGCCGCAGGAGGCGTTGAGAAGGACGCAGGAACTGCAACATTAACTCCAATTGGAATTTTTGTTGGTTGTTCTTACACCGACCCAACTTCAAATCAATTAACTTTTAGCCAATACTACCCCGCTAGTACAGCGGCGGATGATATCTCTGCTTATGTTGTTGATGATCCTGATCTTGTATTTAAGATTCAGGCTGATGGAACGCTTGCTCAAACAACTATGTTTTTGAATGCAGGTGTTGTTCAAACCGCAGGAAGTACCGATTTCGGACGCAGTAAAAACGCGCTTGACCAAAGTACAGCCGCAACAACAGCCACACTCCCACTACGAATTGTAGAGTTTGTAGAGGGGCCAACTAGTGCAGTCGGTGATGCGTATACTGATGTTCTTTGCATTTATAATGCAGGCGACCATGCGTACCGCAACTCAACTGGCGTTTAAGGAGATATAAGAAATGGCTATTTCACGCGCACAAATGCTCAAAGAGCTACTTCCGGGCCTTAACGCCCTGTTTGGCATTGAGTATGAAAAATATGATGACGAGCACACTCTTATTTATGATACAGAGAGTTCTGATCGTTCATTTGAAGAAGAAACTAAGTTGAGCGGTTTTGGAGCGGCTCCAGTTAAAAACGAAGGTTCTGCAATCTCT